GCATCTGGAGCATCGTCAGGTGCTGCGGCGTGAGGCCGCCCACCTCGACCGCCTGCATGGCCTTCGAGAGGTCCTCCAGGGCGTCGATGGTGAAGATGCCCAGATCCAGGAAGGAGGCGATCTTCTGCGCGAGGTCGTCCTTGTCGGAGTTGACCGCGATGCCCTTCTTGTAGCGCTTGATCGCCTGGACAGCCGCCGCCATGACGGCGTTCAGCATCTCGGTCTGGGCCGCCGTCGCGACGAGCGGCGCGAGAGGCACGCAGTCGTCGGGGACGTAGAGGTAGCCGGAGAACGTGTACGGGCCGTCACGCGGGCCCCAGAAGGGTCTGGGCGCGCGCAGGAACTGCAAACAGTCCTCCGAGACTGTGTAGATGGTCCCGACGAAGCCTTGCTCCTCGGTGGGCCTGTAGGGCTTCCCTGAGGCGGAGATTCCCTGGTCGAGCGTCACCTCGGGGATCCAGATCTCCCACAGGTCGATCTCGCCGCGGTTGACGTCCATCGAGAGTCGGCGGCGTTGGCGCTCGTCCTTCTTGTCGGTCGAGGGCGAGAGGAGCGCCTGCGTGTCCCAGCCGCGCTCGGGGAACTCGGCCGCCTCGTCGAGGAGCGAGTCCTGGTCGCGTTTCAGGCGATGGCCCTGGAGGCGACACTCGGCGTGTTGTTTCGCCGTCGAGTCCCAGATGTAGTCGTCGAGCGAGAGGCGCTTGGTCGTCGGGCGATGCGGCGGGTCCTCGCGCTCCTTCATGCCCTTGACGGGCATGGGGGTCGTGATGGCGACGCAGTACTTGAAGGCCCAGTCGGTCGCCAGTTGCTCGATCGTGCGCTTGACGTCGGTGAGCTCGAAGTTGCGGTTGATCGCGAGCTCGGTGGCCTTGGCGAAAGCAGCGGCGGGTCCACCGCGCGGAGTCTTAGCTCGGACGCGGGGGTTGCCGGAGGAGAGCGCCGGGAGGAAGTTCGAGAGCCAGGAGTGGGCGTGGTTCTCGAAGTCGACGTCGGAGGGACCGTCTATCCGGCGGTGGGCCGGGCCGTGGAAGCGACGGATCGCCTCCCAGTAGTGTTCGCCGAGGTAGGTCTTCTGGAGCTCGATGGAGCGCTTGAGCTCGAAGGTGAGACCCTCGGGCGAGGTGTCGATCGCCATGGGGAGGGAGTCGAGCGTAGAGCCCGCCCTCCGCTGGCGTCAGGATTGCGCTATGGGCTTGGGCTTCTCGTATTCGGCCAGGCGGGCGCGCATGTCGATCAGTTCGAGGTCGAGCTTGACGAGCTCGTCGATCATGGCGACCTCGTTCGCGCGGCCCATGTAGATCGCGTGCGCCCAGCCCAGCGCCCAGCCGACGAGGAGGCAGACGATACCGAGCAGGAAGGAGATCATGGGCGGGGACGCTTCCGCTCGTAGACCATGGCGATCGCCGCGAAGAGTGCAACGAGCGCCATCCCGATCGCCCACACAAGCGCCTCGGGTATACCGGAGTGATCGCTCAATGGACCACCGCCCCGTCGAGGCTCTCTTCACACGGCTCGGGGATCACCTCTTCAACCCGGATCCCCTTCGCTCTCGTCTCCGTGATCGTGCGCTGCATCAGGTGCCGCTCGTGCGCCCAGCGGTCGAGCTTCTGGCGCTCCATGTCGATCGCGTGGCACTCCTCCTCGGTCTTCCCGGGCACCCACGAGCCCGCCATGTCCATGCACAGGATGCGGATCGTGCGCGGCTGGAAGCGCAGGATGCCCATGAAGGCCGAGAGGGTCGTGAACCCGTGGCGGGTCTTCGTGGGGTCGGTGACGTCGGGCACGATGCCCCACGGCATGAGGCGGATTCCGATCGAACAGGGCAGCGCCTGATCCCACAGCTTCGCGAGCGGAGGTCCGGGGATGTCGAGATGGGCCTGCTCGCCCTTCCAGACGATCTTCTCCTTCTGGCCCTTGGGCACCGTGTCGGGGTCGACCGGCACGAGCTGCTGCACGGGCCGCGATACGACCCAGAGGATCGTGGGCGGGCGCCAGAGCTTCTCCATGCCGCAGCGTTCCCATGCGGCATTGGGGCCGTCCGCGAAAGCCGCGAAATCCACGGGGATGTTCTTCTCCCATAGCGTCGACGCGGCACGGTTGACGGTGACGATCGGTCCGGAGAGAAGGTGCGCCTTGGTGATGCGTGCGATCGACGGCCCGGCCGAGACGAGGGTCCAGTTGTCAGCGTTGCTCATGCGAAGAACCCCACGCGGAGGAGCTTGCCGGCCTCCATCGCGTCGGCAGCGTTCCGCAGCCAGGCGATCGCTTCCTTGCGCGAGACGCCCTGGACGTTGATGTCGCCGCCACGGATCTCGCGCTCGTTCTCGGTGAGGTGGAGGTCGTAGCGCGGCCATTCGAGCGCGTGTCCGACGTTGACGATGGTCGCGAGCTGCATGTCCTGCTGCGGCTTGGGCTTCTCTTCGGTCACTTCTTCTCCTTCAATCCACGGACGCGCTTGCGGATCAACTTCGGGTCGTTCACGGCTCCCAGCGCCTCCGACAGCTCGTTGATGATGTCGGCCACGAGGAGGATGCGGTCGGAGCACTTCAGGATCGGCAGGAACTGCTCGTAGAGCTGGGCCGAGACCTCGTAGGTGGTCCAGCGCGCGCCGCACTTCAGGCACTCGCGGCGGCGGCGGATGTCGTTGGGTCCGGTCGGGCGCGAGTCGAACACGCGCGACTCCTCGTGCTTGCACACTACCGCCACGGCTCCCTCCTCTGGTTCGAGCGTCGCCGCTCGCTCTCACGGTCCTTCAGGTCCTTCGCCAGGAGCCAATCGTCCGAGCCCGGCGTCAAGCGCTCCTCGATCGGCATGCCACGCCCGAACCCGCGCACGAAGCTCAGGGTCTCGTCGTACATCCAGCAATTCGAGACCATTACCCCGTCAGCGATGTACCGAGCTGTCCGGCGCACCGTCAGGTTGTAGACCTTTGCCCTTCCGTCCCTTCGGGGGGCGCCAACGGTAATGATAGTGGGGATGAGTGTTCCGCCAGTCGATCTGACGGCATCGGTCAGAGCAGCGGGCCACGCGCGGGTCCCGGGACTTGGCGAGGAACACATTGCCACATATTCGGCAAGTTCGTGGTCTGGCCTCGCGCCCCTTCCACCCTTGACGAGCAGCGCGCGATCGATCCCTTGCGAACTCACCCGATAGCTTCCAACGGCGAAGCCCTGCATTGAGTCCACGCTTGGGGTGTCGCGCGTGGTGCTCCTTACTGGTGACCTCTTCGAGGTTGCGCGCTCGATTGTCCCCAGGGTCACCGTTGACGTGATGGATCTCGTAGCCCACCCGTCGCCGCCCGCGTTCGCACTCCCAGACGTATCGGTGGAGGAAGATGCGTCGGTTCCTGATAGAGCAGGAGAAGTAACGACGGGAGGTGTACGCCTTAGACTTGGGATATCGATGAAAGACGATGCCGTTGTACTCGACGGACTCCGTGTCCACGCCAAAAGCTCGTCGCCGCAGATCTCTGCGAGCTGCTTCCAGCCATGCTGGGTCCACAAGAGGTGGTTTCCAGTGGCCCTCAGCGTCCCCCACGGAAGATCCAGCACGTACATGTCCTGCTCCTCGTTTGACTCCCACTTTGCGACGACCTCGTCCGGGTACGGCACCATCACCGTCTGCCCTATCGTAACGCACTCTATAGAGCACTCGCCACCGGCCACGCAGATCTTCGTCCCCTCAGGGAAGCACATCAGCGCGTTCGGGTGACTGGAAAACGCCCGCGAGGGCTTTCCGGTCGGGTTGCCAGAGGCGTCGACGTCGTAGACCCACGACTCGATTTCGGCCTCAGAAGAGGTCGAGCGCCCGGCCTTCTTCAGGTCGAGGTCGATGCCCTCGGGGAAGGCGTCTTTCAGGAGATACGTGCGCACGTGCCCCCGCTTCTCGACCCCCTGCTCGCGCGACATCACCCCGAGCCCTTCACGCATGAGGTCGATCGCGGCGGCGTGGTTCTTGTTCCGCCGATGACCGCCTCCGATCGGCGGGCACTTCACGGCGAGTTTCGGGGCGTTCCGGTGCCCGGCCTTCGAGAGGCGCAGGTTCAAGTCGTTGATGTGCTCTGGATCCGCAGCATCGCAGGAGAAGTACTTGACGTCGTAGGTCTTCCACCACGACTCGGCGAGCTCGGCCCACTGGTCGATCTGCCAGCGCAGCTTCATGACTTCGGCCACACGGAACCGGCGCACCTTCGGGTGCCAGCGGGGCGAGTCGTAGGCCCACAGCTGCATGGCGCCAGGATCGGGATCCCAGCCGAAGTCGACCCCGGCGGTGAAGTAAGCGACTCGGATCGGCTGGTCCCCCAGGGCGGGCGCTTTGATCATCCAGCCGCGGTGCTCGTCGTTCGTGAGCTCTCCGTCAAGCGTATTGATGCGCGGATCCCAGTTGTCTAGGATCTGCCCTTCCGTGGCGATCCAGAGGCCCTTGTAGAAGCGTTCGCGCTGGACGCCCGAGAGGGTTGCGTTGAGGATCGCGTCGTACTGGGCGCCCTCTTTCGTCCACTGCCCATCCGGGTACTCGCCGATGTAGAAGAGCGGGTTGTCCCAGAGCCTGAATGCGAAGCGCGCCCGTGTCTCCGGCATCGCGTCGACTGGGAAACGCGTATTGAGCCAGTGTGAGGGCGCGGCCGGGTTGCAGTCGTAAGTGATCTGGTGGTAGGGCGTCTTGAACGAGGAGAGGCGCGTCGTGAGGGTTTCGCAGTCCTTCTTGTCGGTCTCCTCGGCCTGGATGATGTAGATCCGGTCCCACTTCGTGGAGAGCAGCGGGGAGGCGGTGTCGTGCATCGACTCCATGCCAGCGAAGAAGACGACCGAGCCGTTCCGGTACTCGTAGCGGTCCTGGTGCTCCTTCGACGCGGTGGGAGAGACGGCCTCGTGCCCTTCCCAGAGGATCTCCGAGCGCCAGTCCTGGAGCACG